AGTGTCTCCGTTACTTTCCGCATACCCTTGGCTAGTGCCTTGGCTGTCAGACCGATACGGCTGTTGGGGTCGTAGTCGCCTTCAACCTCAGCCTTGACTGGTGTGCCTGCAACGCTGTCCCATACAATACAGACTAAGCGGTCAGGTGCCTTCTCCCTGATGAGACCGATGAGGCGCTCAATGGTTTCGAATACTTCTTCAATCGTACCAGGCTGAACATACATAAAGTTGTTCTTTGTGTCAAGCCCTAGTTGTTCCATAAAATCTGGGGAGGCTGCGTTCTCTGTATCAATATAAACAGCAACGCCTCCCATCTTTTGTGTGTTCGCTAGGATCTGAGTGACGACAAGACTCTTGCCGCTAGCAGACTCGCCAGCGATCGTAGTGAGCTTGCCGACAGGGATCCCGCCGTCTCTGCGATTGGAAATAATATAATCCAAAAGAGTTGAGCCGGTTGAGATCCAAGTCTTTACATCCGTGGGGTTGTCCCCATGCAAATCATATGCAATATTTTCTTTTGCTGCCTTGTTTAACTCGCTGCGCAAGTCACTTACAAGGCTATTTCCAGCTTTGTTTCCCATTTAATCTCCATTTCCATAGGGAGGGGCACCTGTCACCCCGTGCCCCCCTGCGGGTGCTGGTCAACTACGACAGCAAATCATCAAACGCTGACTCGATATCCGCCACGCCTTCCATACCAGTGTTTGTGGTAGAGGTAGTGGTCGTGGTGTTGTTGCTGTAACGAGTGGACTCGGAGGTAGTTGTGGTCTCCGTTTCGCCCAAGGTATCGTTAAGAACCTTTTGGCAATCCTCGTAACTGGCAACGTCAAAGACATCCGCAGCGACTTTGATGGTTTCAAGAAGAGTGTTGACTTCTTCTTCGGTCTTCGCCAAGGGTGAGGTGCGGCGCATAGGGCGCACATCAGTCGTTGGGAATGATTGACCCGACTTCTTGCCGTAGTCAATGCGAATGTCCGTACCCTTTTCGGTATCGGTAATGTCCCCGTACTCGGGGTCAAGGACTACATCAAGTAGTGCTTGGTAGGTGGTGCGGGAAAAGCCCCACCAGCGAACGCCTTTGTCCTCTTCGCCACGGACGACGATGGGAGCGAACACTCGCATCTTAGGCCAGAAGCGTTTTGCTGCTTCCTTAGAGCCGTCAGTGCCTTCGTTCCAAAGACTGGTTCCCCACTCTGCAATGGGATCTGCATCGCCATTAGTTCGTGGGCTGAGGACGGTAGTCTTACCTTCGGCACCCATGCCGTAATGGTAATACGCCTCAAAGAATGGATCGCCGTTTGGCGGGCATACTAGTCGCAACTGGTGCGTGCCCTCGTCTGGCTTCCAAAAGTTTTCGGAGGAGTCTCCTCCTCTGGTCGTAAGAGCAGCGTGCTTCTGCCGCATCTTTGCAAGATCAATACCCATGTGTTTCTCCTTTACTGGTTAGTTGACCGTGATCTACTATACCACATCAGGAGAGGGTGTAAAGTTAATTTTCTTCGGGTTCGTCTTCTAATTTAAAAATCTTAACAACTTCAACAGTATGTACATTAAGTTTTTTTCCCTGGCTGAGTAGAAGACAGTTTCTATACTCTTCCCAGTCAAGTTTTAAGTCTCTGCCTGTTTTACCATCGTGTTGTTTAGCAATCGCAAGATTGAGAGCATTTATAGTGTAAAGAGTGTTTGTCTGTTTTTTCCTGTGTACTCTCGTGGTGTACAGATTAGGATTAAAACTCTTACCTTTTTCTACATGTGCGTTATACGTAAGAATTTTTTTATCGAAGTCTTCTGTGTTCCTCAGCAAGAAAATAAAGTTATTTGATAAATCTAAATTGTCCGCTATAAATTGTACTTCTTCTAAGACTTTATCTTCCGAACCTGTGGTTAAGAATGAGGCTAAAAGAAGGCCCCTTTTATTATTTGTCAAAGCCTAGCCCCTCCCCTGGTGCAAACTAAAAAATTATTGTATATTAAATAGTGCGCTGCAAGGCAAAAGTTCTATAAGTTCTATGTAGGAAAACTCTGAACAATTTCGGAAGAAACAGAACAAAACACCATGGGGTCGGCTAGATCAGAAGAAAAGACGGAATAAGTCGTAGACAAGCCTTCAGAGGTGAAGCCTGAAATATGTTTTTTAATCCTGCCAAACATCGTAGAATCTGCTTCTAGGGACTCTGAAGGTATTCCATAAAGAAAATGCATATCAACAGAGCCCTTAAGTGGGTACAAGAAAACCATCTGTTGGTCACGTCCCTCTACGAAGGAAGAGATGCCAAGTGTTTTTATTTTTGCTGTTTTTGGAATTTCCGTCGCCGTCGTTAAAACAGGGTCCGTGTGTTCAAAATAATTGACCATAGACACAACGTATGCCAAGGACCTACAAAGACTCTTCTCATACTCTGCAATGGCAACATCCCCAACCATCGTTTCAATCAATGGCCTGTGCGCTAAATATATTGAATCGAAAACACCACTTCTGCTGTATTCCTGAAAAATATTAAACGCTATCTGGTCATCTCTTTTCTGGGTATTTGAGATAATCTCACGGTCGGGGCAGATATACAAAACACTTATTTTGGCGTCTGAAATTATCTCTGCAACCCTGAGGCATATACCAGATATTGGAGTGCCCCCTTCCACAATCATAAGAACGTGATCGCCTGACTTGATGGATCGAAGATATATTTCTGCCTCCAAATCCTCAAAGTTATTTTCGTATTCGTCCATACTTGAAAACTTCTCTATAGACAAGGTGCCCTTTTCCGCCAGGGTATCATCAATCTTGTAGACTCTGTACTCTGGGTATTCCGAAAACTCATCTGCGACAGCACAACCAAACTTACCTATTCCTAATATCTTATCCACGTACTAAATCCCTGAGTGTTCCTAGGCTGTTGCCCTTTTTTATATTTATTTTGAAATTACCAAAATTTGTCGATTGCATTAAAGAAACCAAAGCGTCCAAAAGATGAAAATCTTCCTTTTTCATGTCTATGATGATTGCATCATGAATCAAAAAAGAAATTTGAGAACCTGTTGAACGAGTTCTAAGTAAATAGTCTATCTTTAGAGCTTGCTTGAGAGTTAGTTCCGCTGCCGTTGACTGCACAATATAATTCAACGCATGATGTTGATCGACATCCTTAATAATCTTTCCGTAGCAAGTCTCAATGGTTCTGTCTATCCAAAATTCTTTTAACAGGTTTTGCTTTTGATAAAACTTTGCTAATCTTTTTGACTCTTCATCATTGGCTGCCCTAGAAGATCCATAAAGCCACGCAAAAAACGCAACCTTTGCCTCTTCCCTGGTAGTAAGGGTCGTAAAAACATGCTCTAAATGATAATTGTGTACATCATTATTTGGCTGCTCCTTGCCCAGGAGTCCCAAAAGTGTGCGAACCTCTGCTCCGTTAAAATCCAACTCTACAAAGAAATCATTAGTTGGTTCGACAGCAGTTCTGAGAGTTTTGTTTAGCGTAAGAATAGGAAAAGTATTTGGCTTTGTTGTTAGGCGACCAGTTCTAGTACCAAACTGTTTATAACACACGTAAGGAGACCCAAGCATTTGTTTTGCCTGGTTCTGCATTTTTTTGTCACTGAGATAACTCTTGAGTAATCTATTATTTATCTTAACTTTTCGGTTCTCGATATCGCCGAGCATCATAGAGATGTGCTTGTTAAACTCATACCTCTTGGGCTTCTCGATAGTTTTAACAATGTGCTCTGTAACGCTGTTTTTGATCTTACAAAAATCAATCAAAAATCTCTCTGGGACAAGATCAAAAAAACAATTCTCGCTCATATCAACCTGGGCAATACCCAGAGATCTTCGAAATGATTCTATCTTACCAACAACGTCGGACCAATCTTCTTTCAGGTATTCGGGTATGTGCAACTCTAACGGCTGACCCTCCAAATATAAGGAAGCATACTCAATAGGCAGCCCCCTCAAGTAAGAAGAATATTTCCAGGTAAGATGTAGATCATCAGGAAAATTTTCAAGATCAAAATGTAATTTATCATCAGCATAAATGCCGACACATTGTGCTTTGTCATCTAGCGTCTGAAAGATCATGATAACTTACTATACTACAACAATTAGTTTTGGTATATAGAAGAAATATCTTTGCTTGTCTTTTTTACTAAAATATTTTCCCTGATATATCTCAAGGTCGCTAAAAACCTCTCCCTAGGAGATCCTGGGGATAGATCATAAATTGATATTGCTCTTCTAAAATCTTTTGTTTTTTCTTTGGTGCTTTTGTGGAGTTTCTTCTCTTCGCAGCGTAGCATGTAGTAAGTTTTTAGCGCCCACTTTCTTGAAAAAACCTCATAGACAGAGGGAGAAGCCTCGTCCCTCTCTATCAATACTGTCTGAGAGGGGTTACAAACTCTAGTATTTTGTGGAGTCTCTTCGTAATATGGTTTTTTAAGTATGTGCCTGTTGTAAAAATCCAATAGGTATACTTGAAGAAAAGGGATATCCAGTTCATAAGGGTCTCGATAAGCAGCAGCAAAAACAGTCTCATAAGGTTGTCGTGAATAAACAGAAGTTTCTGCGGCTCGATAAGGTCGATACCCTGGCGAGTGCCTGAGCACACTCTCTAGCCCTACTACCTGAGAGTATGCCGAAGGTTCATTTCGTTGATTAATATCATCATTTACAATTGGCTCCTCACAGTCAGTAAGGTCGTTAACATCCAGCGGCTCTATGCCAGACAGTGGTAGTCCAAATATATACTCTTGCATAGCCTCGCTGCCTATGTCGGCAACGAACCTCCATGGCGCATTTTTGTCAATAGAGAACCCATATTGGGTACATATTTTACTTACCAACTCAAAGTTCTCATCATAAAAGAAAGTCTTTAATTTATTAAAATCATCGTTGTGGTCATCATAGGACACCTCTATTACAAGCCCAGTAGTGAAAGGTGAAGTTAGCCCTGAT